ATGGTTTCATCCGACCGATTTGGCCTTCAATATCTTGTTTGATGGAATCGTTTATTTTACTGCGGTATTTCGACAAGGTCGTTGCCAATGCGATTTTTTGGAAATCAAACGGTTCAATACCAAAATGTTTAATCTTGCGGTTCATCAAAAAGCGCATGGCCTTTTGTGTCTTTTCGTTGTTGTTCAAGAATTGCCCCGTCTTGGGGTCTTTGGGCCTCAATCGTTTCATTTGCGCCCATTGTTTCATCGAGGTGGGTGGAATGCCCTTGTCCCCATTAAATTGCGCTCCTGGCCATGGCTTGCGCCCCTTACGGATGGCATCGCCATACCACGCCATTGATATCCCGAACTCCAAACCATCGGCGATGGGTTTGATGGAGTTGACAAGGTTTCCCGATGCCACGAATGGCGCACGGATTTTTTGTTTGCGAACGAATTCGGGTTCCCAAGTGTTGCCGATTTTTTTCCAAGTGGCACGAATGGCCGTGCGGGGTCGCTTGGCTTTCAACTCCAACTTGGCTTGGTCGGCATAGAATGCCGCCGCATCAACCAACAATTTCTCCGTATTTGGGTAATCGGCCATTAGTAACAATCACCATCGGTGACCCATGGGTTTATCAAAGTGATGGAAAGGGAAATCGTATAGCCCGCCAACACATCGTTGTCATCCTCAATGAACGGGGTGAACGATATGGGGCGTGCAAATTGGATTTGGTTGAAATAGGTTTGTTCGTAGGCCCACAATTCACGGGTGAATCCCACATACAAGTTTTGCAAGATGTGGGCATAGTTTTGATTCTCCGTGTAGCCGATTTCGGCGTATGTGGTGCGCAAGGTTTGATCCTCGTTTTCGGTTTTCAGGTAATTCACCACATCGGCGATGGCCACATTCATGCCAATGGTTGCCGTTTGGTCGGTGACCGATACGGATTGAATCGTGGCGTGGCAAAGTGGGTAAACGGTAATGGCTTTCAAGCCCATGTCGGTCAATTGCCCGTGGGAATAGTTCCACCCCAATTGCGTGGCAATGTCCTTGATGATTTCAAAGGCCGTTCCAATGTGATTATTCGTCATTTTTTATTGATGATTTTCTTTTCGTATTCCGCGAGGTCGGTCTTGTACGAACCCCATAACAAAGTTTTGTGTATGGGCATTCCGACAACCGTGTCCATTCTTGTGATATCTCCGTCAGAGAGCCAATGGATAAATCCAAACCAGCCCCATTTTTGATTGATTGCGTGTGCGTTTGAATCGCCTCCGTTTCCGCCAAAGATTTCACCATAGAGTTCAGTAAGCTTGCGCCTAAACTCCAAAAAAAAACCATGGCACCATAGGCAACGCCCGTTGGCATCATCTTGAAATCCTCGACCAATGTGCCTTTGTATTCGCCAATCTCATATCGATTGTTCTGACCCTCGATGATAACGGGACGGAATAGCACCGACATGATTTTCCACATGGCGTTTTCCTTGACATAGGTTTCAAGGTCGATGAATTCCCCCGTGGTTAGTTCATCCAAGTTGGGAATGAATCCGTATTTGGTGCCGTTCAATGTGAATCGGTCTTGGAATTTGGGGGTTTGGTTGATGGTGGTTGCCAGTTTCTCCAATATTTGGTTGACGGCATCCAATGGCCATTTGCGTATCTCGGAAACCTTGGCATCGCAGAAGATGGCAATCGATTCGAATGCGCGTTTTTCCTCATCCATTTCGGGCAATGATGTGTATTGCTCGAAAACGGCCAAGGGGATTTCGTTTAAGTCCGTAGGGATTGTGACTTTCATCCCTTGTAAAACGGACAAAATGCCGAATGTTAACGAATATCGTATTTCCCGTAATTGTTGTTCAATGATTCCATTTCGAAATATCGAACCGCATCGATGGCGTGGTGTGTTCCCGTGGGGATGTTCATTCGATTGCCACTCTTGTCGGTGTCCCAACAATAGCCCCGCAATTCCTTGATGAGTTCCACGGATGATGAGGTCACCAAATATTCCTGGCCTTGCATCACCTGAATGCCATAATTGATGGAATCTTTGCCCTTGGTCACGCCCTTAATTTGTTTCCCGTACCGCCGAATTTCCTCAATCGATTTGGGTTCCGCCGAATCGGCATACACCCGCACATGGTTGGGTAGTTTCTTGGCGATGTCGGAGTTTATCAATCCCGTTTGGTAGGTGGTTTGGTGCAAGATTCGTTGGTTGTTGTATTGATACACCTCCACGATGGCCGTGGGATCGTTGGTGAAACCAAAGTCAACGCCCAATCCCAACAATCGGGCTTCGGGTGGTATGGTATCGATGGTTTTCCAGTTGCCGAATATAACGCCCTCCAAATTGCCTATTTCACCCATGCCGTACACACGCCACCAATTGGCCCAATAATTGGATGTGATGGCCTTGTCACGGGCCTTTTCAATCTCGGCCACGATGGATTGATCCAACGCCTCGTTGTCCTTGTATGTGAGGACAATCATTTCGGCATCGGGGTCGTTCACCAATTCCGTATCCACCCAAAATTCGGTCACTGGGTTGTAATCCAGGTAAATGAAACGGCGGGTTCGGATGGCCATTTGATAGTACGATTCCCATTCCACATTGTTGCACTCGTTAATGAATAGCACATCACGGCGTGCGCCACGAAGCTTGTCGGGTTGGTCGGCCGAAAAGAACTCCATGAATGAACCGTTGGTGAATGAATAGGTCAACGATGACTTGTTCCATTTGTTGGGGTCGAACATCCCCACCATTTCCATGATTTTTAGGAAATCACGAATGGCACCACGGCGCAAATGCGGGATGGATTCCGATACGATGGAAATCTCCGTGTTCGGATTCTTGACCGCGTAGTCGATTAGAAGCGGGATGATGGAAAATGTCTTTGATGATGATGTACCACCACGGACAATCCGCACACGCTTACGCAGTTTCGCTATCTTGGTTTGTGCCGTTGTTCGTTTCAGCATTCAAATCTATGCCGTTGAAAATGGGTCGTTCGGTTGTGACATCAATTTGTTGCGTGGGCAATCCGTATCCGCTATCCATCAACTTTTGGTATGCGGTGGCATCGCCGTTGCGGGCCTTTTTGATTAGGGCCAATGTCATGATATCTTCTTGGGACAAATGTTCCACCTCCCCCGTTATGGGGTTTTTGATGGATTCGGCGGCCTCCAACCACTTGCGTGCAATGGTGGAACGGTTCTTTGATCCTTTGGGGCGGCCGTTGGGGTTTCTTACCTCACCTTTTTGTGGTGGTATGATGTTTTCGGGATTTGGCATTGTTTCAAATTAGTTTCAAATTAGAACGAATGAATATTGCGATATGGCAACAATCAAGAATAAAAGCCATTTGATGTTTGTTTTCATTTCTCTTTGGTGTTAAAGGTTTCGTTGTAGTATCGTTGTGAGCCAATTACATATTCATCTTGAATACCAAATATATAAGCATCCATAATAACCTCTTTCTCTTTCTCAAGCATTGCTTCAATCTTTTGCTCAATCATTCTTGATGTATCTAAATCCATTGGTAGGGTTGCTCTAACCCATTCCAAAATTTCTTGCATTGGTGTTTTCATTTCTCTTTGGTGTTATATAAAAAAAGGTCTTATGGTCATCACGCCCGTTGCAAAGCCTAAACTAAATGCCAATGCAATCAATGCGCGTTGTTTAAAGCTCTTGACCTCAATGGTGTAGTGATTCATTGGCAAACAAAGGAATGGATTTATGCCGACCATCATCACCATGCCTATCCAATTTTTATCCATTAAAAATCTGAACCCAGCTATTGAGTTTGCTTCGAGGGCAACTGCTGAAAAAAACACAATCAACAATTTCCACCATTCTATTTTTGTTTTCATTTCGGTCATAATGTTTCATTTATGGCTCATTTGGTATGGTTTTGTGCCTTTTATGGCACTTTATCGGTCAAATATGAGCTATAAATGACCGATATATAGCCCAGAAATTGACGGAATTCGTCAACACTTTACGCTTGTTATAGCAAATTGACGGAATTAATGTGAATTGCGTCAGTATAGTGACGGAATTTACTCATAGGGTGCAACGGGTAATTTTGACCAATACTTAACATGGACAATTGTCTCGGTTTCTTGCTCAAACCAATAGCCATCGTTGTACCATGCCAAGAGATAGTCATCGTTGTAATCCAACACCAAACACAATTCAAATTCATCGGGTGGGTTTTTTGCGTGGTCGCGCCATACTTTGCTCATACTTGTGTAACGATTTAGCCAAGGTTTATTGTATAGAATGCCCCCGTGTATTTGCGGTCGATGATTTCTTTGAACTCGATTTCGGCCTCTTGCAATTGTTCGGGGGTATCAAATGTGATTTTCATGATTGGGTTTCGGGTGGGTTCTTTGTCGATGGGTTCGGATGACCCAAATTCCAATGGCAAGTCAAGCCCCCAATGATCCAACATTTCAACCTCCCATTCGTTGGCGAGTTGGTTCCAGTCCCATTCTCCGAAACCGACATTGTCTTTGATGATGAATTCTTTTTCTTGTTCGGGGGTTAGGTGTGCCACTTGGACGGGTACATCCTCGATTCCAGCCTCCATGCACGCCCTCAATCGCATATTGCCACCCAAGACCACGCCATCGGGGTTGATGACAATGGGGCGTAGGTTTAGCATTTCGGGAAATTCCTTGATGGATTGCACAAGCTTTTTGAACTTGGCATCCTTGATGACCCTCGGATTGTGGGGGTTTAGTTTGATATCCGTGATTTTCATATTCCGTGTCGTTCCATGTATTGTGCGTGAACTCGTTTGAGCCATTCTTTCCATTGTTTTTTATCGCCGTACATGATGTGGCAATTGCGGCACAACAACATGAGGTTGTCGATGGTGTCGGCGTGTTTTGATCCTCCCATGCCACGCGCCTCAATGTGATGGACATCCGTTCCGTTCCATCGGT